CTTCCATTTCGTCTTCGTTGGCTTTTGAACGTAACTTGGCCAACACAGCACCAGCTACCTTTTCGCCGCGCTCTTTGCTACCGTAACGTTCTGCAGCATCCTTAGCAATCTTAGAGAATGTTTTTCCTGGCTTGCCAATATCTTTACCAGCACGTGCGGCCTTGGCACTGTAACTTGCTTCATCAAGTTCTTTATCCTTAAGAGCTTTTGTCATTGGCTCTTGTTTGTCACCGTCTTTATCAACGTCCAAGAAGTCAGGTTTGGCATTTTTGCCTTCTACCAAATCTTGTTTGCCAGCTAGTGCGGCCATTCGCTTGTTTAGTTCGTAAAAAAATGTCATTGTATTATCCTCTTGGGTTTGCGCCAGTTGCTGGCTTTGCTGGACGTTTTACTGTACTCATAGGACTTTGTGTGCCTTGAGGTAAATCGTTTGTAGTAGTTGCTTTAGGTGTCTTACCGCCGGCTACTGTAAAGTTTGTCTTGTAGGCATTCTTTACAACTTCGTGATCATATGGACCTGTAGAATAATCTTTGCTCAAGACCTTTTGTTCTGCGTCTGGAGCTGGCAAATCTGTATCAGCTAACAATGCTTCAGGTTGGTCATCGACTTTGGCAGCGATTTCATCGTTGCTGTCAGCGTACGGTACAGTTTGCATTAAGATGCGATTAGGATCAAATCCTAAAATCTGTGCAATCTGACGTACTTGAGCATCGATACATGGATATCTAAACTCAACATCAAAGTGACTCACACGGTCATTATCATATGCCGGAAAGTCTGCAGGTTTAGCCTGTACAGGTGTAGTTTTTACTGCACCAATTTTAACAGGATCAAACTGTTTGAGTTTTTCTTCCATGGACTTCATAAAGCCTGATGGAATATCGCCTACAATTTTAATACGGTAATTGTAGACTTTTTGTGATTCAACGAGATAATCTTTAAAGTTTTTCATAACGGGTCCCTATATCATATTTATGAAGTTTTGTTGTTTTGGTTTCTATCACCAAGTAAACGTTCTAGTAAATCATTGCGACTGAGCACTTGCCCTTCGGCAGTTTCTATTTGTTCAACGTCTGCATCTTTAGCGTTTTTAGTCTTGTCGTGGTCCAACTTGGCTTTTTGCAGTTGCAGTTGGATCATCTTGAGTTTTTTGTTAAGTTTAGCAGTTTTAGCAGTTAACGCATGCCCTAACATAGTGCCCGCTACAGCAAAGATTTCACTAGCATAGCGACTGTCAACATTCATACCAAGATCAGACAAATCCTCAAAACTATCTCGAGCCAATTTTGCCAAATCATCAAGCTCTTCGTCTGATCGATCTAAGTCTCGAATACCGGGTAATGCTGCATCAATTTTGTCAATTGCGGCATCGATATCGGCTAATTCTTGTTTGGTAACTGGAATATCCACTTGAACCGATTCATCTGAATCAGCAGTATCAGATGGAGGTAAATCAAAAAGTTCTTCTAATTTCTTAGTCATGATGTACTTACCACTTTCCAACCCTTGTGGTGCGGAAGTTTGCCGTTCTTAACACTACTCATTTTTGTGTAGATTAAATTATTTTCTCGACATCCTTCTTTAAGACTATCATAATGATATTCAATACCAGCTGGTGATATTAAAGTTGTTGGCTGACAAGGTCCTTTAAGTCCTGTTTTTCCATAATTCCAAGGACGGTACCCTTCTTCTTTGGCACGAACCCATCCTATTCTCATAGCATCTATATGCTCTTGAGGGCGAGATTTTCCTTTGTGCATACCCGGAACGCCGCCTCCTTCTCCAGTTTCTGGTTTTAGGTTAGCCCATTCTGTTGAGTATTGCACGTTCCACAAATTACTATAATATTCGCCCAACCGTTGTATTTCGGTACGGTCTGTTGTCTCGTGTAATATTTCTGTCTCTACGTTGTTGCCGTGTTTTTTAAGATGTGCTAGCCATCTGATGCCAGAGCCCTTGTACTTGTGAGGATCTTTTCTAGTAAATCCTAAGTATTTTAAGTTAGTTTCTTTATGGATTTTTTTATAAAGGTAATAAGTTGTCATACTACTATTTAGTATGACTTTGCATTATTTACTTTTTACCATTCTTGAAAATATCATCCTCTGTAACCACGCGAAAGGTAATACCGTTTCTTTTACACCATTTTTGGGCTTCTGCCCATTTGGCATAGTTCACAGCTACTACAGCGCGGTCTCTGGCGCTTTGCTTGCTTTCTAGTACACTTTGCTTCTTGGGTTTGATTTCAATCATTTCTGCTTTGACTTGATTGTTCTTGTCTCTGTAGGTGATTAAAAAGTCTGGAACGTAGATACTTTGTTTGCCTGTAATAGGGTTACGATAAGGAATGTTTATGCTTTCGCTGGCCCACTGTAGTATGTTGTCGTTAGTATCACAAAAACGCATAAAAGCGTGTTCCCAACCTGAACGATATTTAGGATTATTTTTACCCACATACTTTGCGGGATTTTTCATTACGTAAAATCCGTTGGCAAACTTGCTCATGCTTTTACATTATGTGCGGCGTAGTAGTTGGGCTGTGTTGGAGTAAGTACTCCAACTAAAGTTGAGTTACTTCTCATGTTGTTGAGATAGTAAGCAATAGTTACGTCTAACTCTGGGCCACTGACTGTTTTAATTTGATCTAATAATGAAAGAACCGGAATGTTTTGCTCATTAGAAATTCTAAACAATGTAACAGTAAAGTTACCAGCGGCAAGATCGTCTTTGTAAATGCTACGAAAATAACTGTACACAGCATCATATTCTTCACTTTGAACAACCAACTCAAAGTCATAGAACTGATCAAAAATTCTTACTGTTTGATCTGTTTTTGGATTAGCATAGTTAACTGTACTCATTGATTACCTCGTAGGTGCTTTAGGGAAAATTATACTATTACCAGCATTAATAACTTGGCGGGTAGCTCCTGGTAAAACATTACGTAGTGCATCATTCTTAACAGCAGTGGCATCATTACGAGCAATATCACTGAGTTTGTTATTTTTAAGAGTTTGATTAACGTTAAGTGCTTTTTGTGTTGCACCAATAATATTATTCAATCCGCCACGTCCGCTCATAATAGCTTCTAAGTCTTCGTAGATGCCAATACCAGCATCTAACAATCCGCCTTGTCCAAGGATAGTTGCTTGACTTCCAGGACGGGCGATTGAGCTTAGTGTTGTGTCGTAACGATTAGGATCAGCAAACCCAACTACGTTAGTATCAGGACGACTTGCTCCGATTGCTCCAGAATAATATTTGACTGTTTCGTAACGAATAGTCATGGTATGAGTCATAACACCATTGCCTTGACTATAATCGTAGGTATCGTGTTTCCAGTCAGTGATCATTGGATTGACTAATACATAGGCTGCAAACTTATGTTGATCCAATCCGTAAATTTTAATGTCTCGGAAGAAAGGTGGTTTGCCTTCAGGACTGTACACACCATCTTGATAGCTTTCGCCAACATAACCCCAGTCATTGACAAATCTGTCAGGGCTGTAAGTGTCACGTGTGTTATAACCAAACCCTGCTGGCGTATTGTTTAAGTTACCGCTGTTGCCGTTGGTATTAGCTACACCTTCGTATTTTTGAACAGGGTCTTTATAATAATAACTGTAGTATAGATACCACAAGTTACGAATTAAGTCGCCACCGTCATCATTAAAAGTAATAGTAACAGGTTGATATTCAATCTTGCTTTGTACAAGACGTTTACGATTGTATTGATTTAATGTGTCAACGTTGATTGTGTAACTTGGAAGATCTACAGTTTTAACGCTAAGACCAATACTAGCTTGATCTCCATTGTCAAATGCATTGCCAAGTGATCGAATCCCAGTGGTGTTTAAGTTAAAGAATGTGTGGAATAAGAACTTAAACCTAGGTGCAAGTTCATATCCATTAGTACGAAAGGTTTTACTAGCGTGGGTATAATCTCTTAACCCGTTGTCGCCAATAAAACCTTTAAGAAAGTCCTGTCCGAAACTCATTAGGTACCGAAGTTAACCCCAGTAGCTGATTCTTGTGCTGAACCTGCGGCTAATGCTCGTCCAACTAATGTACCACTTGATCCAACTCCGCCGCCGATGATTTGGTTTGCGTTGTCGAATCTAATAGAGCATGTGATTGTCATTGCTTCACTTGCGCCATAGTCGGCATTGTTATAGTTTACACTTTGTAAGTAGCAACCATACAACTCCCAACTTTCAAGTACCACTGGTTCTTGTGCTCCATTGCCACCGTCGAGTGTTTCAAACTTAGTTAAGAACTTATAATCGATACCAGCACTTGCTGATGCCATTTCCATAAAGTCTAACTGTTTCTGTAACTGTTCGCCAACTAACTTCTGAATATTTGATCCAGCATCATCACGGAAGTTAACTGTTACGTCTCCCCAAGTGTGTTTACCGGCCAATTTAATTGTTGAGTTGTAGATTGGTAAATCAATATTTTCAAAACTTACCTCAGGACGTGAAAAGTCCATAACTTGCTTGGTTAGTTCTGTGACAGCTGACCCAGGTGAACCAAAGTTTTCAAACATCACTCTAAAGCGATATTTTAGTTTTGGCATTAACAAACCTTGTGTTGATGCACTTTGATCACTGGCCAAAGGCACTGTCATTTTGCTTAGTGATGATACGGCCATTTTATTCTCCTATATACTGTTATTTATGGTATCTGTTTCTGACTAAAAATAGGGTGGTTGCCCACCCTACTTATTAACTAGCTGTGCCAGAAATCTCTCCTGTGTTCTTGATACGAACTGGAATGTAGATAAATTCAACTGCCTTAACAGGCTCAATCGCAATATCAACATACAATTCGTTTCTATCAATACGAGCTGGTGTGTTATTGCTTAAATCACACACTACCAAGTAGTCATAGATACCACGTTTAGCAACTAGGTCAATCATCAAGCCATCAATTGCATTCTTGATTTCGTTACGAGTGATCTGGTCGTTTGGTTCAAACAAGTATTGTTTTCCGATTGTTTCTAAGCGTCCACGGATGTAAGCAACTAAACGAGCTACGTTGATACGATCCAACGCACTAGTTACACTAGTTGTTGTCTTATTACCAAAGTTAGTAATACCTACACCAGGAATAAATGTAATCGGATTTACACGATTTTCGTATAATGTATCACGAATACCTTGGTTAACGCCTAAACTTTGGAACTCGCCAGTACTTGCATTAATGTATCCAATCTGTACAGCATTGTCTACAACACCACGACGTACACCAGCTGGTGCCATCCATGGATAAGCAACTTCATCATTGCGAATAATTGTACGCAACATCATATGACTTGGCGCTGTAACCACTGCACTACCGCTTAGGTCTGTTGTTTGGCAACTTGGATAGAATGCACCTGAATACACATCACCGACTAACAATCCATCGCCTGTGTCTGTACCTAATCCATTGTTATTTGAAGTCCAAGTTAAGATCTCTTGAGGGCTTAAACGTAATGGTGTATCAATCAGAACAAAACCTGTATTGTTACGTTCATTATTAAGTGCTACCATGTTAGGTGCTAACTCAGGATACTGTGGGCAAGCAATCAAATTAAACTGACGTTGCTCTTCACGAATATCCACATTAGTGTCAATACCTGCTTTAAGTGCTTGAACAATCAATGCACGTTGAGCTTGACGACCCATGTACGGACTACCGTTTGCTTTGTTACCACTAGCTGTTACCCAAGCATTTGTTACTGTTGGCAATACATCATCTGGGAATGTTTGTGAGTTAAAGTAGTTAACTTGGAAACTCTTAACATTAAATCCTGAACGACGTGTGTTAAACAATAACATGCCTTGTGGATATAGTGTTGGTTCTGGAGCATCTAAGTCTAAATAGTTTGATGTTAACAAACTTTCGATTGTTGGGAAAGCGCCTGTAATAGGATCTGTTGTACCATTTGGTGCCCAACGTGCATCAGCGAACAATACACCGTTTTCTGTAGTTTGATCAGTGTTGTCAACAGTTACCCATTGATCCACACCTTCTACAACTTCCCAACGTTTGATTACTGGATAGTTTTCTAAATCGCTAGTGTCAATCCACAAATCGCCATAAACTAATGGGCTTTGTGCTTCGTCGGTCTGTGTAGTTGGTTCAGTAGCACTGACAATAGGACCCGTTGGGTTGGTTGTGCTCAAGTTATAACCACGAACATCGTTAGTTACGTTTTGATAACCTTGCCACACACCATTATTTTGAATCATGATGTCCACTTGATCAGTTGCTGAGTAATACCACAAACGACCATCTGCTGGATCTTGATCCGGAGCTACATCACTAGCTGTATAGGCAAATGTTGGGCCACCATCAAAATTAGCAAGATAAAGTCCATCAGCTATACCACCGCTCCAGGCTTGAATAACTCCACGAATATTCACATTAAAACCTGCTGCGGCAATAGCGTTACCAGTTACGTTCGATACTAAAATAGTACCACCCTGACTGTGTGTAAACACAATAGCCCCAGCACTGTTAATACTAGCACTTACATAAGGAACGTTAGCCGCACTAACTGCTTCAACAAAATCTTCTGCTGTGGTTCCGGCTAAAGTTGCTGTACCTGTATTTGTTGCGGCTGTTCCAGCTTGACTTGCCTCAATAGTAAATGAGTTACCAGAAATAAATGGACCCGGAGTTGTGTCATCACCAGTTACATTAGTAGCACCTAACGCATATCTTTCTACAAGATATGTTGTAGATTCAGCACTCTCAAGTGCATCAATCTCAGCATAAGTTGTTCCTACTGGAATGTTTACGCCGCCACCGCTTGGATCTAAATTGTACAATGCGTTCCATGGGCTCATGTAAATTGGACATGCTTGAGTTACAAATGCGCCTAGCGTTGAACTGTATTTTTTAACTACCAAGTTCATACCTAGGTTTACATTGTTAATTTTTTGCCATACTGATCCGGTTGGTTGTGGGTTAGTGTCAGTTGTTCTCCAACGCGGCACACTATAACTTGGGCTATGGTAGTATTCCGGAGCATAGTATTCGCCTGATGTAATGCCTAAAGATGTTAATGGTGTTCCAACACCGTTATCAATAGCAACCACACCGCCACCGCCAGTTGAGCCATCGTTTGTTGCTGTTGAGTCAGCATAAATGTACAACTTGCCACCAATGGTAGCGGCATAGATACCACTAGAGTTTAAACCAGAAGCATTAATAGCATCAGCTAATCCAGCAACTGTGTTATTTGGACTTGCTGGCACCGCTACAGGAGTATCATTAAGAAGAATTGTATTACCTGCTGTTAATGTAGCTGGACCTAATGTACCTGTAATAGTAGGCCAAGAAGTTTTCCACTCATCACTACCGATTAGCACCCATGTATTGTACAAATCTGAGAATGGACTACCGCCAAAAGTTGCAGTAGTTTGCGAAGCTGTTGGACCATTACGTTTGTAATATCCAGGATTTAAAACACTACCAGCTGTGATAGCGTAATCACCGATACTACCTACAGTTTGTAGTGGTATACCTGTATTTGTGTCAAATTGAGTTGAGCTGGTTAATACCAATGGTACTTTGTTAGTAAATGCACCAGTAGTTTGATTCCATTCAAATAAACCCCATGTTGAACTAGCTGTGTCTAACCAATAAGTTCCGTTGTCTGGAGCTCCTGTTGGACGTGTTAGGCTAGCAGTAAGTTCTGATAAATCAATATCAACACGTTGAACGTAACAACGATTTGACACTCCTAGTGCTGAATAAGCGGCTAACAAACCGTATTCATTAAGTTCGTATCCATTGATAGGTGTGCCTGTTGTAGTTTTGTAAAAGAATGGGTTGCCAAATGTGGCAGCCAAATCTCGTTGACTTGTGATTAAATATGTCTTGTTTGCATTGGCAGCTAGTGTGCCTGGGGCTACGCCTGTTCCGGCGGCGCTGGCTTTGTTCTGAGCTGTGGCCAACAAAATATAAGGTACTGAGTTAGTAGCGGCTGGAATATATTGACTTTCGTCAACGATTGTAACTTCTACTCCTGGTGATATTAGTGCCATGGTAATTCCTTTTTCTAAGTTGTTAATATTTATAGAAAAAGGCAAAAAGAGTGGTGTATTACTACCCTTTGGTAAAGGTTTTGACTATATATTTGTATGGATCGTCCACTTTGTCAAGCCTGTAATCAACGTTTTTGTGCTATAAACTATTATCGCAATGGTGTTCCTCATTATCGAGCACGGTGTGAAACTTGTATTAAGAAAAACAAAAAAATCAAGCCCCCAGAACCAAGATGGAAACTTGCTGGCTATAAGAAAAAAGCCACATGTGATCGATGTGGCTTCAGAGCAAAGTATTCAGCACAGTTATTAGTATATCATGTAGACAGTAACTTACACAACAATGAAATTAAAAATCTAAAAACTGTTTGCTTAAATTGTACTATCGAGATTCCAAAACAGGATTTGCCATGGCGCCCGGGAGACTTAGAACCAGATCGTTAACTTGTCGGTATAAGTGATCTAAGCTGGCATTATTATCAATTACAGCATCAAACTCAGTGCCCACCCATGCAGTTTCACTAGCATGAATATTGTATTTGGCTAGTGCTGTTTTGCTAGTGCTCCATTTCATGTGTTTAGGTCCAGCATTTACAGCTTCTGCTAGTTTATACCACTCTGGATCTGGACCACGAACTACACGAATAACTCGTCCGCCAGCTTGTTTGATAGCCTTAATTTCGTTAGGAAAACGGCAGTCGCTAACCACAATATCATCTGTGGTTTTAAGCAGTTTATTTTCTAAACTAGCAATCCAAATGTCATCGTGGAATCCTTGACGGAACACTTCTGTTCCCCAATATTGTAGTACCCAACGTGGTGTAATTTCACGTCCTAAACGATTGCTCCACCACTCGTCCTTTTGCTCACGCCAGGCACGACTGTGTTTAGTACGTCCTTCTAACAGTTCACGATCCCAACTGAAAACACTAGCCACAGCATCTTTAAGTGTATTGGCAAATGATTCTCGTCTAAATTGGTGTATGTTTACCAGGTAGTCTGCAATGGTATCTTTACCAGTGCCAATGAATCCGCATACTCCAATAATCATCTTATGTCCTTAACGTTTAAATGTTTTAATGTTTGTTGTAAAATATCAATTTGTTTACGAGTGTCTTCTAACGCATGGTGACTTGTAGGCGGAACTGGGCGTTCGGGCCATAAACTTAACACAGTTCTGCTGTCACGCACACGATAGAATTTCCATGGTTGTAATTTGCCATAGGATTTGTAGGCATTTTCAAGTATGTTAATATCATATGTTGGACCTTGTGCCCAAATATAATCATGTTGCCATGCTAGTTTGTACAAGTCATCTAGTGCTTGTTCTAGTGGAATACGATTGTCCTCAGCAAATGCTTCTGCTTGAGCTTCAGGTTGAGTTGCCCACCAAGCTAATGTGTCATCTTGGATACGACGATTTTCCTGGCTTTCTAAAGTGATACGAGCATAGTAATGACGATCAAAATAACCAGTGCCAAATGGGTCAAAGGATTGTGCGGCTATAGTTAGAATAGCGGCATCTGGGCCGGTGCCCAATCCTTCAATGTCAATCATTAAATGTGAACTCATAGTGCTAGTATAGCACTATTTTAGATTAGAGTCTAGAGTGTATTAGCCAATTACCCAGGATAATGGTTGGCTACCATCAACATAGTTAACCAATTGTTGAATTAAGCTATCCATTTGAGTTTGTGCTTCGGCCTTCATTGCGGCACCGTTTAAACTGCCGCCACCTTGCGGGCCAGCAATAGTTGAAAACTTTTCACGTGCTTCGCCAATGATGTACTTACAGTTGGCTACCATGTAATCGCGAATCCATTGTTGAATTTGAAAATCGCTTAACAAGTTAAATTCTGGCTTTAGATTATAAGTCCAAAGTAGCACGTTTTCGCCTGTGCCTTTTGGATCACGAATAAGTTGTAGTTTTTTAGTTACAGGATTCCATGTATAGTTCATGTATCCGCCAAACATACGTGCGGCTAGTTCTACATACTGTGAATAAAAGTCATATGTAGCAAGTCCGCCGGCAACGTTAAAGTTCATTAGGTAAACGTTTAAACTAGCTTGGCTAAATGGATCAAAGTTTGATGCAAATGGGCCTGTGCTGTCGCCAAAAGTTCTACGGAAAATTTGACGTACTTGAATAACTTCTTGTGGTAGTGTGTAAATGTTTACGTCTTTAACCAGTTCCATGAATGTGTATGATTCTTCATAAGCACCCTGGGCACGTTGACGATAAGTTCCAATAGTTTTTTGATAAGCGGCTTCGTAGTGCTCAGCATCAAGTTCAACATCAACGATTTGATCGCCGAGTTGTAGTCTTACATACTCAATAAGATTTTGTTTAAGTGTTTCTAAACTTGATTCTGTTTCAATAGCCATTAATAGGAACTCCTGTTCCTATTATTTACCAGCTCTGAGGATGATTATGTTTTCGTTGCTACGGCCATTGAACTTGGTATCTGTGGCTTTGATGTCCTTAAAGTACTTACGAGCCGCGGGTTTTCCACCAGATAACAGTGCTTTGATTTGTTCTGCTGGTTTACGCAGAGTTTTTTGCACACTGGCACCTGCATCGAAGCCCAGGATATTGTTGTTTTTAACACTCAAACTACCAATGTGGGTGTCGGCTACAACATAGATAAGTTTACGCTTTTTAGTATCGTATAACCAAGCTTCGTTGGCCTCAATAAGACGTGTTGGGCTTTCGCTGGTAAGTTTAAGCTCTGCAAACTCTTTAAGATACTTGAGCTTGCTCACTTGTTTTTCTGGGCTTACTGCTTTCTTAGCACGTGGCTTGCGTTCTACTTTCTTGATTTGTACATACGCACCACAGTCATTGATCACTTGTTCAGCGAACTTGATCATGTTACGCAGTTCAATTTTAGAGAATTGGCTGTAGCCTTCAACTAAATCGCTATCTTTACCTTCTGCTACTTCTTCAAACTCAGCCAAACGACGTTTCCAAATGTCGCTAATAGTACTGATCATTTGTGGTGCTACGT